AAAATATATATACTGGGAATTATTATTTACTAATTATTATTCCAAAAATTAGTAAAAAATAGAGAGAGAGAGAGCCGAAGAAAAATAAAAACTTTATATTTCAAAAAAAAATTTATAATTACATTTTTTTGAAAAAAAAAATTATAAAATGATTTTTTAGAAAAAGTTTTATTTTGTTGCATTTGGGACAAGACTGATCAGTCTTACTTTTTGAATAAAGAGATGTCAAAAATGGGCTTTTTTAAATCGGTTTCAGTCAACGCCCATATGGCGACTTTAGAGATTAAAACTGTGGGCGTTGACTGACCCGTCTTCAGAATAATAAATTAAAATTGAAGAACATTACTTATATGTATATTAATAATAACGATATAATTTTAAAAATTTCAAAATGTTTGGTAATTTTTTTAGCAATTCAAATCAAAAAGTGTCAGAACCTGAAATAATTGAAGAACAAGATTCTTTCAATGATATTTCAGAAAATGAAAATGAAGAATATGTTGAAAATGAAGAAAAATATGAAGATAGTGAAGATAGTGAATCAGAAGAAGAAGAAGATATTGATAATTTAGAAGCAATGCTGAAATTACAATATGAAGGTGCATTAGATGAAGTGGAAAAATGGAAAAAAAAAGCAAAAAAATGGGAAAAAAAATATGATAAACAAAAAGTATCAAATAAAAAATTAAAAGAAGAACTTGATGAATCACTATATTCTATCGAAACAATTGATGGAAAAATTAGATATAAATCTTTAGAAGAAATCAAAAATTTAACTGTATATGATGATCAAAGACCTATTAATAAAAAACATGTACAAGATATTAAAAATTATCAACTTCAATATTATGATACATATAATAATACATTACATGATTGTTTACCATTTATTGTAGCAATTCAACCAGATGGAATGCCATCATTTATTAATAAAAGTGGTAAAAGAACTAATAAAATTTTAATAGACGGACAACATCGTCTTCAAGCATTAAATCAAATTTTAAATGAAGCAGGTGATGATTATAAAAAAATGTCAAAATTACGATTTACGATTAGATATATTGAATGTGATGACATGGATGAAGTTCATCAAGAATTTATAACTATTAATAAAGGTCTTCCTTTAACAAAAAATGATTTAGATAAAAATAAACGTCTATATAGTGTTTCTGAAGAATTAGTAAACTTTATTGAACGATTAGAAGAACATAAATTATTTGATTCCAAAACAGCACGTAAACAAAAAAGGCGATGTTCTTTATATATTAAAGTTTTAAAAGATAGAATTAATGAAAATCAGACTTTTTCTGATTTAATGCATTCACAAAATATCAAATCAAAAGAATTAATGGAAGCATTTTTAAATTTTAATAATGAAATATTTATTCAAAGTTCATTATTAGATTTTGAAAAGTTTAGGAAAAAAATTAAAGCAAAACCATTATTAACAAAAGCTTTAGATAATTTAAAAACTAAACTATCCATGTTCTCTGCGACAAGGGATGAAAAACATGTCACTAATATTATTACTTATATTTATTACAAAAAATATGATCAATTAGTTAATGATTTTTTAAAATCTTTAAAACAACATTATGGTTTTGAAAATTATGATTCTGATGAAGAATCTGAAGAAGAAGAAATTGAAATTTGATTTATAATATTCTAACTTAGTTCTTTTATAACCCAGTCCCGAATCATATTACAATCCTAAATTAATAAGACTAGAAAAAGTCTACTATTTTTTGTAATAGCATCAAGACATTTTCTAATGAAAAAAGTTAAAACTGATATTTAAATAAATAAATGACAGGGAAAAAAACAACTTTCTTCGGATAGGTTATTAAAAAATCGATTTTAATTTTTTTTTTCCTATTCGTTTTCCCCTTCTTCTTTCTTCCGTTTTCTTTTCTCCCTAATGAAACACTTAAATTCATCTCTATCTAATTTATTTAATTTTAATTTCTTGAATATATATTCTGCTTGTTCCTTTTTATCCAATTCAAATAATCCTTTTATTAAGAAATGCATAACAACGCCATCTGGATAATCTAACAATTCCGCAATTTCGGGTAATGTATGTTTAATTCTTAACATTAGAATTAATTGAGTTCTTTTTTCTTTCTTATTTTTAAAAATTTTAATTAGCTTATCATTCATTATTAGCAATTAAAGTATCAATATGATAATATAAGGATTTATTTTTATATATAAATTATAACTTAAAATGCTACAAAAATTCCTTAATATTTTTAAATCAAAAAAACAATCAGAACCAGCAGTAGAACCAGAATTAACAATTTTAGTTCTAATTAAAATTAAACCAGAATTTAGACAAGAAGTCTTCGATTCATTAAAAAATGATGAAGATGGTATTAAACTTACTAAAGCACACAAAGGTTGTGTTTCTGCTGAAGGTCGTCTTTCTACTGACGATGAAGAAACTATTGTTGTCTGGGGAAGATGGGCAACTCTTCAAGATCATGAAGATTATATGAAAATGAGAACAGAGTCAGGATATTTTGATAAAGTAGGACCTAAATTTGCAAGCCCTCCAGTCTTCATTCATTTATCTAAAGATAGTTTTTAATCAGTCCCACTTAAATTAACTTTAATTTTTTTATAAAAAATCTTAATTTTTATTACCATAATATTGTCTGTTATTCCTGCGTGGATTATATGGACGAGTATTTTTCTTAAAATTTGAATTTGGTCCAGGCATATAAGGACCATTAAATTTCATTTCGTTATTGTGATTTAATTCATGAAATTTCTTGAAAGATACTAAAGAACACCAACTAAAATAAATCGGGTTAAATGTATTAAAAAGCCATTTTAAACGATTAGTCATATTAACTAATTTATACAATTCAACTCCGTGTCCATTTCCTTTTTCTGACACTCTTTCAACTAATTCTTCAATTGATAATTCTTTCATCTTTATAATTCTAACTTTACATGAAAAATTCTTTTTTCTATAAAATGAATCCTTAATCTTTCGCATAATATTACAGAAATCTGTAAATGCAGTATTTGTATTACAATAAACAACACATTTTCCCTCAAATAATGATTCCATAACTTGATCTTCACATTGTCTATGATTTATACTTAATTTTAATGGATCAAAATGATATACACCATCTTTTACCATAAAATCATCAGCAGAATATACATTCGCAAAATTTTCTGTTGCCCATGATGTTTTTCCTGAACCAGGTGCCCCACAAACTAATACACACTCTGCTTGAATTTCACGTGTTGGTCTATAAAATGTATTATCTATAACAGCATTACCATTATGATAATCATTATCAACATTATTATAATGAGAATTTGTCATACTTTTCTTAAATAATTCGTCAAAATTATCTTGAGAAGATGAATCAATTTTTTCATTAAAAGAGACTTTTCCTTTCATAATAGAAGTCATATTTTTTAATTTATTTCTTAATAGATTTCTGGTTGATTAAAATTGATTAAAATATCATAAAATCAATTTTAATAAACGATAAAAATATATATTTATTGTTTTGTTAATTTTTTTACCTTTGAACAAATTTTTTTAGAATCAACTTCACTAAGCATTTTATATTCAATTGGGGCACCAAAATTATTAGGTAAAGTTTGAACACAACTTGTATTAAAATCATGTGTACTTTCCTTCTTTTTATTATTTATGTTGTCTTGAGATAAACACATAAATGGAAAATCAGCACATAAATATTTTGAATTTACATTACATTTTGGTTCAGATTTGAATACATCTTCATACTTATCTAGGTATTTATTGGACATTTTATATATAACTTACTATAGAAAATAATAAAGATGTTTTCCTATATATCCATTCTTATCTTACCAATTTGCTTCATCATTAGGTTCAAATTTCCATTCAGTTTTTTTAAAATTTAACTCTTCTAATTTATTTTGAACTTGTTCTAAAGTCGGTCTATTATTAGGATTAATTGTTAACATTTCTATAAATAAATCTTTTAATTCTGAGTTATCAACAAAGATTTGTTCAATTGTGTTATTAAATCTTATAGGATTACTATTTAAATGAGGAACAAAATTAAATGGTTTATTATGATCAAAATCTGGAGAAGATAGCCAATAAAATATCCCATTTATCATTTGATAAACCATTGCTTTATCAATAAATTTTTTCCAACCAGATATTCCACTTTTTTTTAAATTTATAACATATTCTGGAAACCAACTATCTATATCATCAACCTTTTTTAGTTTCTTTTCAGTCTTGGTTAATTTGGGATATTTAATAAACAAACGATATTGGAGCCAAATTTCTGGTGCCCATATATATGTCATAGGGTTAAATCTTTCTAGAAAGTTTTTATAAAATTCCTTCCAAGATGCAGGCATAAATTCTTTACCAAAATCAATAAGAAATGATTCCATTTTTGGTTTATTTGTCCACTTTAACATCATGTTTTGATTTTTTAAATCAAAATGGGCAATTCCGTTATCTCTTAATATTTTACAAGATTCACATGTTTTCATAATAATTTTACCTATCATATCAGCAGATATTCCGAATTTAACCTTTGATTTCACCTTAAATATGGTATCAAGACCAATTCTTGCACTAGGCATAATAAGATTATCATGTAATTTGTTGTCAATCTCTAATTCAGGACACTCTACTCGATCAGCTTTAGTAATTTTTGCATTATCAAATTTATCACGAGGATTTACTTCACACTTTTCTGTAACTCCCAAAAAATGTTCAAATTCTCTATCATATCCATTCAATAATAAACCCATATTCAATTCCTCAGAACCATCAGTGTCTGCTTCTAAAGCAAGTTTAGAAACTTTGCCACTATAATCCTTTGTAGGATCACATTTTTTAATAACTGGTGAAAAAATACAACCATATGATCCGGTTGCTAATGCCTTACCCCCCTTTTTAGATTTTTTAACTTTAGATTTTTTAACTTTAACTATTTGTGGCAAACCACTTTTAAGTTTTTTTCCAGAATATTTATATCCTTTTTTTAATTTACCTTTTTTCCCCCCTGTTTGAACGATACCTTGATGTTTTCTTATTGGCATACTTAAACTATATTAAAATAGAATATTTTAATTTCTACAATAAAAGTATTAATAAAATGACAATTTTCCGATTGGAAAACAATAAAAACTATACTTGGAAAATGTTAGTAAATTTAGAAAAAACAATAATTGGAAATTATTATCCAATTAATCGATTGAGATTTTTTTTTGAATCTGAAATACATCCCTCGGGGATTAAATATTCTTGCCATGATTCATTAAATAATATATATATATTTGACAACACCAATAATCTATGTGATTATCTTTTAGATATTGTATGCAAAAATTGTATAAATTGTTCCTTTTGTGGTCATAAATATATCAATCAGAACAAAAAAATTCTTAAAAAATTAAATGGTTCTTGTACAGGAAATAATTTTTCTAAATATTTAGAAACTTGTAATAAATATTGTATTCATTGTAAAAAATGGCTAGAATCTCTATCACCAGAAATTTTAAATTTGGGAAATAAAACCGAAAAAAAATTGATACCAAATATTTGGAAAATAGTTGATAATTATTTAAAATCAATGGATTTTAAATGTAAAAGATGTGAAGAAATATACTCTTCGAATGGAGAACAAATATTTACTAATGATATAGATGATATTCCTTATGGAATATGTTCAGTATGTTCTAGATTTTAATTGATTTTTGAATGGGACTTGAAATATTTTTATATAATAACCTGGAGAAACAAGTGCTGAAGCAATAGCTGTTTTAGAAAAATGGTTTGTGCTCAAATCTATCAAAAGCAATTTGGGCTGCTTATCATAGAAGTGTCGAGTTAGGTAAAATACATGATTTAATGACTTACACAATTTTGTGTAGCAAGAGTTTTAGAATATTTATCAACTAAGCTTAAAGCCTTCAACATTGATATTCTTTTCAATTTATGTTTTGTTTCTTTTTTAAAAGTATTTTTATCATTGAAATTAGATAATTCTAAAACTGTATTTAAAGTTTTTTTATCAATTTTGTTTCCAAATGATTTTTTTATTTTCTTTTTCTTGTCTTTCATTTTTTTAACAAAATTTATTGCTTTTTTAGGTTTATAATGAAATGCTCCTAAAATACCAGTAGAACAAGTAATCAATTTACTATTACAATGATTATTTTTTTCATCAATTTCTATACAACAATTAGGACCAGATAATTTTATTCCTTTCTCTAATAATTTAATTTTGCACTTTTTTGGATTATCATTTGGATCTTTAAGTAAAATTAAAGTAGAACTTTCTTTAAGAGCATTTGTAATAAAACCTTCATACTTATTATCTAATAAAATTATTAAAGTGATAATACATATTACTATAATGATAAATATTTTTGATTTAGTCATCTATATTAATATAAATATAGAAATATAATTATTGGAAAAATTGTCTAATAAAACTAAAAAATGATACATTATTATCATTTGCCTGAAGTCTTCTCAATTCTTCTACTGCATTATTATGTTTTAATAACAATTCATTTATTTTCATAGCAAGTAATAATTTAGTTTCAGCATCTTGATTATTTTGTATTGTAGCATCTTCTAATAATTGCTTACTTTCTTCTTCATTCTGTTTATAATCATTTATAATGTTTGATAATTCAAAATTTTTATATAAAACATCTTCTATTTTTTCAGAATTTAATTCATTTAATAATCGCGAATTTTCTTCTTTTTGAAAATTCTCTCTTTCTTGTTGTTTCATTTTCATTCTCATTTGATTCATTAATGCTTGTTGTTTCAAATAATCTTCCTGTAAAGAATTTAAATTGTTTAGTAATAAATTATTTTGATTTCTTAACTTATCTAGATTATATTTTTCTTTCCTTAATTTTATTAATAAATTTTTTGCCAGTAATCTTTTGATATGACATTGAATCGCAATTATTGAATGTCTATATTGAATAAATTGTTTGCGAATAAGATACATTTTCCAAGTGCTTTTAATTTTAGAAGCACAATAATTTTTATAATTATCTCTATATTTCCGTTTTTTAATTTTTTGTCTTACCCTTCTCTGCATAAATATTATTAATTTGATTGTCTTTCTATAATTTTTTCTAGCAATATATCCTCTAAATAATGATTGAATTTTAATAGAAGATAAATTTTTTCTTATTCTTTTAACTCTTTGTTTTGCTAAATATCCTCTGGCATACTTTTGAGCAATAATTACTGATTTTTTATAATTAATATACCAATTTTTAATTCTCCATCCTTTAAATATTTTTTGAATAGTTATTGCCGATTTATTAAGTAAATTATTTCGCATTGATTCAATTTTCTCATAATCATCTTTTTTGAGAAAAATTTTAGTAATACCTACTTGATATTTTCCATTATCTATTTCCAATTTCTCATTCTTTAAAATAGATATCAATTGTTTATTATCAAAGTCAACTTTATCAAATAACATATAATATTTATCATTAAAGTCTTCGTGAGCCATTCGTATTGGATATCCGTGTCTTGAAATTTTGATTGCCTCCAAAACACCACTATATTTTAATTGATTAACAATTTGATTATTTTGAAAAGAATCTGGTTTATTTTTATCATTGGGTTTAAGACATCTTATATAGTGAGGAGTTGTTTTGTTAATAGTTTCCAATAACTCTTTCAATTGATTTTGAAATTGTTTGGAAATACTAATTGAAGATAAAGTTGTTAAACTCAATAGTAAATTTTTGTCGAATGTTTTAAAAATTTTGTTATTTGATTTAAATAGACATTTTACAGCACAACTATTCAATATATCCTTATTTTTTGAAACAAAACCATGAATATTATAGGTTACTTTACCAGGATAATGTTCTATTGTAAATAATTTATCAATTCTTTCCATATTAGTTATATTTAAACTATCTCTAGTTTCCGAATATTTACAAATCTTATCATATAAAGTATTATCATTTCCATTTGGAAATAAACATTCTTCATCAAATTTTGATAAAAGACCATGACTTTTAAATTCAAATAAATCTAAACATTCCTTATTATCTGGAAAATCAATAAAATCCCAGTCAATTTGTTCTTCTTCATACAATTTCTGTTCATTTTTTAAAATATATTTATTAAATTGTTGTTGTAAACTTTCATTAGCATAATTAATACAGATTTGTTCAAAATTATTTTTATAAAATACTTCAAAACCAAAAATATCTAATAATCCTATAAATTGTTTGTAATCTGTTTTAATAAAATTTTTGTTAATTCTTTTTACAATCCAATTAAACATATTTTCATAAATTACTTTGATCATTGTAGTAATTACATTATAAGATTCTATATCTTTCAAAGGTTTAATGAAAGTTTCATCATTAACTGTTATTTCCTTTTGAAGAAAACATTTTTTCAAATCATTATATTCAATAGAAAGCATTTTACTAGCACATTTTAATGAAAAACTATCTATAACCTGATTATCTTTTATGACAATATTACCTAAGTGTAAAATAGCAGATATAATTGAAAAAATATTTTCAATATCTGTTTCAGTAAAGTTCATAATATGAAAAGATTGTATTAATTCTTTATATTGATCTTTATCACTAATACCATCATCTCGTAAATAACACTTACTATTATTTAAAATTGTATAATCATCTACTTTTGTTAGATTATATTTTTGTTTAGCAGTATTACTCATACCTGATAAAATCAAATAAAAGATATGAAAATTTCTCTCTCCATCTTTTTGATTAATTAATCTAATCTTTTCTAATAAATAAGTTTCTATATTAGCACCAGTTATTCTACTATCATCATCAAAAAAAATCTTTATATACTTACCAAAACGACTAGAATTATCATTCATCAATGTCTTTGCATTTCCAAATGCTTCCAATATTGGATTAGATTCTAAAAGTTTTCGTTCTACAGTATTTTCATTTGTATCAAAATTTGAACTAACTTTTGATAAATATTTCATTATATATCGTGTTGAAAAAGTTTTACCACTTCCACTATTTCCACTAATTAAAACAGATTGGTTTCCTTTATTTTTTTTTATATTTTCATAAACTTTACTAACTACTCCATATAAATGAGGATTCTCTATTTGATTATTATTAAAATTTTTGATATTTCCATCATCGTATATCCCTAAATTTTTGAAAGGATTGATGGCTATTAAAATGGGTCCAGTATATGTATATATTGTATTTTTCTTGTATCGATTAAATAAGGCATTCAACATCGAAGGTTCATTTAAATGTTGAAGATTCATCAAATCATCAACATTATCACCATTTTGATTTTTTAATTTTATATTTGAAAAGTCATCAATGATCTCTGTTTTTTTATTATGATCAAATTTTATTAAGACTTGATCTTCGTTTTTAGATACAATAATACCAGAGAACCATATATTTCTTTTCTTTATCCATACTTTTGTATTTGATTCCATTAGTATATACTATTAGTTGTATACATTTATATACAAAAAATAAATTAAACTTAATACATATTTTATTAAGTTTTGTGATTAATATTTATATAAATATGTTATAAATATTACAATTTATATAAATGATTGTTGACACTATCTTATTTAAAAAAATAAAAATATGGTTAAATTTGCCGCTAAAATATCGAATTCAGAGAGAATTAACATCGCAATACGGAACTATTGTTGTAACGTGGGAAAGTGATATGATGATAATATGTTCAATATTTATATATCCAAAATTTAGAAATTGTGGAATTTTTTCTAATTTACTTGAACAACTTGAACAACTAAATATTAATATAAAATTACAATCTATTTTGAATAAAAGGTTATATAATTTCATGTTAAAAAGAAATAGATGGAAAAAAATGAATACTGAATTAAGTGTAATATTAAAAAAAAAAAAATAAAAATTGATTTAAAGAAAATTTAATAAAATAAAATGGCTACAAATCAATTTAAAATTATAATTGATGGTGCTGGAGGTGTTGGAAAAACAACATTTATTAAACGTTTAAAAACAGGACAATTTGATAGACATTATGTAGCAACTTTAGGGGTAGAAGTTAATGTATGTAGAATTAATACTAATTGCGGACAAGTTGCATTTAATATATGGGATTGTGCTGGACAAGAACGTTTTGGTGGACTAAGAGACGGATACTATGTTGGAGCAAATGCTGCTATTATTATGGTTGACCAATCTTGCCGAGCAAGTTATCAGAGAGTTCCCACGATATTACAAGATATTCAGCGTATTTGTCAAAATATACCTGTTTTATTATGTGTAAATAAAGTTGATCTAAATCCCCCTTTACGCTTTAGTGAAACATATGCTCGTAATCTTGCTACAAATAATGGTCTTGATTATACATTAATTTCTGTTAAAAGGAATTCAAATTTAGATAGTCCTTTTCAATATTTATTACGAAAATTAATAAATGAACATTGTACATTTCAATAAATAAGTAAAATAAAATTGATTTAATAATTAAAATATAAGAATAATTATTAAATTGAATGGGGAAAAAACCTTGTCCTATTTGTAAAAAACTTTTAACCAATGTTAAAAGACATCTTGAAAACAAAAAAAAATGTGAACCATCAAAAGAAATATCGAATGAAATTGTAGAAAATTTACCAATCATAGAACCTGAAGAATCTGAAGAAATAAAAAATCTACCTATAGTAGAAGTTGAAGTTATAAAAGAATATATAGATGAAGAATCCAATATAGAAATTAAAAATGGTGAAGGATTAGAATATTTAAATGGAATTGCAGATAATACAATTGACTTAATACTTACTGACCCACCTTATATTATTTCAAATGAAAAAACTGGAATGAATCAACATTATATTGATGTTAAACATAATCTTAAAAAATTAAGTAAGACTGAAAAAGAATGGAATGAATTTTGGAAAAAACATGTCAAAAATAATAAGATTGATGAAAAAGATGCTAAAGTTTTAAAACAAAAGGAAAAACAAAAACAAAATTATTTGAAATATGGAACTATTTACGGTAAGAAATTTGCTGTTAAAACTGATTACGGTCAATGGGATAAAGATTTTACAATAGAGGAATTGGAACAATTTATCAAAATATTTTATAAGAAATTAAAAAAAGGCGGGACTTGTATTATTTTCTTTGATTTATGGAAAATAACGGATTTAAAAAATTTACTTGATAAATATAAATTTAAACAAATCCGTTTTATTGAATGGATTAAAACTAATCCACAACCATTAAATAGTTCAAGAAATTATTTGACAAATTGTAGAGAAATTGCTTTAACTGCTATAAAAGGTGGAAAGCCAACCTTTAATTCAAAATATGATAAGGGGATTTACGAATTTCCTTTACAAGGTGGGAAAAATCGTTTTCATCCAACACAAAAAAGTTTGAAATTATTTGAAGCACTTATTGAAAAACATTCTAAAAAAGGAGATTTAATAGTCGATACCTTTTTAGGAGGTGGGACTACTGCTATTGCATCTAAAAACACAGGTAGAAAATTTAAAGGATGTGAAATTTCCAAAGAATATTTTGACAAAGTTGTAAAAATTATTTAATTAAATTTAATACATTAATCAAAATAGCAAAAATTATTTTTCGCTTAATTTAAAATCCAAATCAAAAGGAATCATATAGTTTTTGCCCTTTCTATACTTTTCAATATCAATACCATTTTCCATTATATAAAAATATAGTTCTAATGCTTTTTTGAAATATTCTAATTCTGTTAATTCAATAAACATACAACTACCATGTTTTTTATATTCATGTTGCCAAAAACTAATTTCATCTTTTCCAATATCTCCTGGTAAATCCCAATAATCTCTCAGTTCTTTGATTATAGGAGATAATTTATCAAAATCAAATTCTACATTTTTACAAAATGATGGATAACTTCCATTAGCATAATTAGGCCATAACCCATGAATTGAAGCACCATAAACTACATCAGCATTTTTTAATAATGCTAAATAATAAAAATTTTCAGATTTTTCTTCTGATTGATATTCATAATCATGTTCATAAGAAGAATTAAATATTAAATATCTTAATCTTTTAAATATATTCATATTATGATTTATATCAATATATTTAAATTTATATTTTTTTTACATATTTTTTAATTTAAAAAAAACTGGCAATTATTCCAGCAACTAATGCAATTATTGTTACAACAATTGAAGATTCTATCATTCTAATTTTATGAGATTCTAATTGAGCTATGATTTGAGTAATAAATGGGAATTGAGTTTTTGGAATATATTGTGCAACATTTACTGCTGCTAATATTGCATTTAAAATTCCAGCAATAATTGCTGCTATAAAGGCTTTTTTAAGAGAAGATGCTAAAGACATTTTATTATTTATATATACTAATAAAATAAATTAATTTAACAATAAATCAAAATTGAATTTTTAATTATTAACGTAAATTAAATAGGTAGACACTACAATGAATTTTTTAAGAAAAACAAAATACAAATTCTCTAAAAAAATTGGAGAAGGAGCTTATGGAACTGTATCCGCATACAATGATCAAGATGGGAAAAAGGTAGCTATTAAAGTGATTAAAGATTTAGATAATGCATGTGATTCAATTAGAATTTTAAGAGAAATTAAAATTCTTAAATTTTGTACAAAATATAGTCATCCCAATATTCTCAGTTTAATTGATGTTAATGTAAATGGTTATGAAAAAAATTTTAATACAATATCTATAATTACTGAAAGAGGAGATACAGATTTACATGAATTAATTTATAAATATAGAAAAAATAATGTTCACCTATCAGAAGAACATTACAAATTTATCTTATTTCAAATGCTATCAGGTGTAAAGCATTTACATTCTGCAAATATCATACATCGTGATTTAAAACCAAGCAATATAATTATCAATAAAGATTCTACAATAAAAATTATTGATTTTGGTTTATCTCGGTCTTATGATTCCAATATGACAGAATATGTAGTAACAAGATGGTATAGAGCACCAGAGGTAGTTCTTTCACCAAAAGAATACGAACATAAAATAGATATTTGGTCAATTGGGTGTATAATGGTAGAACTTATTATAAAAGAACCATTATTTCATGCTGATAATTATTTACATTTAGTAAAATTAATTATGAATATCCTTAACGTGCCTCATAGCGATTTATCAATTTATGAATATGGTAACAGAATAAAAAAAAAAGAATCAAAAAAAATTCAAAAAAAAACTTTTTCTCAATTTTTTAGAAAAAAAGAGACAAAATACAATAATCCAAATAATTTGACTGATATTTATGAACCAGTGTCAAATACACTTTTGGAATTAATTGAATCAATGTTGTCATTTAATTATTCATTACGACCTAATAGTGAATGTATTCTTAATAATAAATATTTTGATGAATATCGTTATAAGTTGGAAAAATATAAAAATCCACCTGTTCAATTTAAATTAGATATTGAACAAGAAAATGCGCTTATTGAAAGCGATGATTTAATTGGTATCAAAAAATTACTATTTTTTGAATGTACTGATGCATAATTTTTAATATAAAATTGGGACTGGTTTATATATTTTACATTATTTAATATAAATTTATCCTACTTCTACATAATGGACAAGAAGGTGGTGTATATCGTCTAATTTTTGATACAATCCATGTATCTAGACACAGATTATGAAAATCATTTGAACATACAGAACATCTAGTAACAATTCCATTATTTTCATACAATTGATTTAAACAAATTGTACACTTATCTTCACTTGTTATATTTCGTTGAGGTGAATTCAATATTGCAATACTAGCAATATGCCTTGTATTACTTATACGACGAATTGGTGATGGAAAAATTTCTCCATCATTTCCTTGATTATGATTAATGAAAACACGCGGTCGTGGAATATGTAAATCAACTCTATTAGGAGAACGTCTTAATCTTCTTTGAAGATTCTCAACTCTGTGTCTTAAATTATTGAGTGGATTTTCATCTGGTACTAAAATAGGAATAGCCGGCTGCCCTGCTTCTCTGGATTCATCATTCCTATAAGAAGATGCTAATACATCAACAAATCGTCTTCTTCTATGTACAGAATTTCTATTAGGTCTCCTAGAAGGAGGACGAGGTTCTGAAGGTGGTTGTGGTTGATATCTACCAATTCGTTCTCGAACAGGTCGTCTAACACTTATTCTTCTCCGAGCAGGTGCACGTCTAACAAGAATTCGCCTCCGAGCAGGAGGTTGAGGGCGAATTCTTCTTTGAAGTCGTACTCTAGGAACTCTTCTAACATACGATGCCGACACTAAACGATATTGTTTTAAAAAAATATTTTCTAATTCATTATCTGTGAATTTGTTTTTCCGGAGTATTCTATTTCTAACATTTACTTTAAAAAAGAAAAGTAAAATATAATATACATGTTCACAAAAAGTATTTTCATCATAATTATTACAGGAACATGATGGAATATTATTATCATTTTCGTCAGTATTTCTTTCAAAATTTACAAGATAAGAATTTACTTTAAATTTATAGCGACCTTGTTCTGTATAATTAAAAAACGTATTTAAAGATTTTTTTATTTTTTGTGATCGTCGTGCCATCTTTTAAATATAAATAATAATAAATCTTTATTAAAAATTAAATTAATCTTATTTAATTTGTATTTTGCTTAATTATATACAAAATCATTTTTAATTTTTAAATTAAAAAATTAAATGAAAATAAAATTGAAAATAACGACACTAAAAATAATAATACTTAAAAGTTAATATAAAGTTAATATAAAGTAAATTTAATTTATTAATATAAATTTTTAAAAATGAATAATAATCGTTTTCAAAGACCATCATCTTCTTCTTCACAAGAAGTATCTAGATATGGACAAAAATCAAGAACAAATTATAATGGCAATGGCTATAATAATACAAAATTTTCACAAAGAAATAATAATGAAAATAGTAATAATTATAGTAAATTCTCACAAAGAAATAAATTCAATTCTTATGAAAAAAATACTTTTTCTAATAAATTTTCACAAAAATATAAAACACAATATTCTAATACAAAAGATACACGAATTTCAACTAACGTTTCTGTAAATAAACCAAAAGAAACATTAGTTGAAATGTTTCCTTCACTTTCTGTTAAAACATCTACAAAACAAGTTGTTAAACCAGTAGAAAAAAAAAAACAAGTAGATATTAAAAAAACTAATAATCCTTGGGGTAAAAAAAATGTTATTCAACATATCAAACAATGTTATCAAAATTTAGATGAAAAAAGAAGAATTGAAAGGGAAAAGAGACAAAATGCTATGAAACAAGCACAGAAAAAAAGAAATGAACGAAAAAAGAATGCTCTTTCTCATGCTCATCCTTATCATTTTCGTCCTGCTGAACCATTACACTTAGAAAGAAATATGAAAAAAAAGTATTATGATTCTGAAAATGATGACTATTTTACAGATAATAATGATGATGAAGAATATATGAATTGGAGTAGTGAATAAATTATTTTAATTTTTAAATTTAAATATAAAACTTAAATTTCCAGTCCCTTATTCATATATTTTTTATAAACTATATTTTATTTGGAAAAAATTTGCCCCAACGGATTCTTAAATAAGTTTGTCGTTTTAAATAATTAAATGAAAAATCATCATATTCACTAACAATTCCTAAACATCTTTCTTTGTTATTATTATCATGTGTAATTTGACATATTGGAAAATCGCATAATCTAAAATCATTTAATATATTAAAATTAGAATATGTTTCAAGATCATAAAATTGCCTCATAGCAATACTGCCATCAGATTCTATAAAAAAGAATTGACCAATTTCTAAAGCCCGAAAGTAAACAAGTCGTGGTGTATATAATATAATTGAATTTCGTTCTGAAATAAATGCATATTTTAAAAACCAGTTGCTCCGTTACATTAACCTTTCTTAACATTAATTAATTAACATTAAGAGGTCTTAGGACACGTAACCTGCCCTGATATTTAATTGTTTGAAAAGTATAACGACATATATTTTAAATATAAACAACAAACTT